CGCTCAGTTCGATGTGTCTATATTGGAGTGGGTATATGACTGGCACCCATGCTTTATTTTTGATTCTCTTTCTATGGCTCGTGCTCTACGGGGCGTCGAGGTGGGAAACTCACTGATGAAGTTGGCCGAAGCTTTCGGCCTGCCGCCCAAGGGCAACGCTGTGTACAACACGAACGGCTACGACAGCCTGACCCCAGAGATGGAGAAGGAGCTGGCCGACTACTGCGCACACGATGTGTACTTGTGCGAGGAGATATTCAAGCGCTTGGTCAAGGGCTACCCGTCCAGTGAACTCAGGCTCATCGACATGACACTCAAGATGTACACACGCCCAGTGTTGCAGCTCGACGCCCTCATGCTACAGAACGCAATCGAAAAGGAGAAAGAAAACCGTGACGCACTACTACAAAAGCTCGGCGTGGATGAGACTGCACTGGCGTCGAACCCGAAGTTTGCAGCACTACTTGAGACCCTCGGTGTGGTTCCCCCAACAAAGGTCAGTAAAACTACCGGGAAAGAAGCACTTGCGCTTGCTAAAAATGATGCCCTCTTTCAGACGCTTCTCAACGGTGAACGTGAAGACGTTGCCCTTCTTTGTGAAGCGCGTCTTAAAGTTAAATCCACCACAGAACGTACCCGTGCTCAGCGGTTCCTTGACATTAGTAAACGCGGCGCCTTACCAGTCCCTCTCTCGTACTATGGTGCGCAGACGGGTCGTTGGACAGCAAGCAAAGGCTCGGCCATCAACATGCAAAACCTCAAGCGAGGGACCAAAGAGCGCCCTTCGTTCCTTCGAGAAGCGATTATGGCTCCCGAAGGTTATCAGCTTGTCGTGGGCGATCTCTCGCAGATTGAACCGCGAGTACTTGCGTGGCTTTCGGATTACCAAGACATGCTCACAATCTTCAGGGCAGGCGGTGACCCTTACGCCGCGTTTGGTGCGCAAATGTTTAACATTCCCGGACTTAGTAAGGAATCGCACCCAGACCTACGGCAGTCTGCAAAAAGTGCGCTCTTGGGTTGCGGCTATGGACTCGGTTGGGCGGCATTTGCAGCGCAACTGCTTGTCGGATTTCTTGGTGCACCGCCCGTTAGGTACGAGAAAGACTTTGCAAAGAAGCTCGGTGTAGACGGCAAGTACATCGACAAGTTCCTTGAGTGGGATGACAACTACACCAAGATGATGGAGATACCCCACACCTGTAGCGATCAGGAGTTGCTGATCCACTGCGTGGCGGCCAAGAAGATCATCGACAAGTACAGGGCTACTGCGCACCCCGTTGTGAGCTTCTGGGACATGTGCTCTGGCCTGATACAAACATCGCTTGCAGACGGCAAAGAGTTCGTGTATAAATGTATTACCTTCAAGAAGGGGGAGATAGTTTTGCCCAACGGCATGAGCTTACTCTACCCTGACCTGCGACAGCAGAAGGACGAAAAGGGTAGGAGCCAGTGGGTATACGGGCCAGACGCTACCAAGCTGTACGCAGGCAAGATTACGAACAACGTGGTGCAGGGCACTGCGCGTATCGTGATGACAGATGGGATGCTACGAACCGCAAAGAGGTACTTTGTGGCGGGAACGGTACATGATGAGCAGATCGTTGTTGTGCCGGAGGCAGAGGTTGAGGAAGCTAAGACTTGGGTCTTGGCTCAGATGACTGTTGAACCTTCTTATATGCCGGGCATTCCGCTCGATGCAGACGGGGGCGCACACAGGCGTTACGGGCTAGCAAAAAACTAGGAGAAGCAATGAAGTATAGAAAGAAACCTGTGGTCATTGAGGCCACGCAGTGGTTCAAGAATGGCGACCACCCAGCGGTAGTTGAGGCAAGCCTCAGCGGTATGAACGTTAATTTAATCGAAACACTGGAGGGCGATCACATGGTCACCCCCGGCGACTGGATTATCACAGGCGTGAAGGGCGAGCACTACCCGTGCAAGCCTGACATCTTTGAGATGACATACGAAAAAGTAGAGGAGAAGCAATGAGATTACCCACACGCATGCGTGTCGGCAAGAAGTGGTACAGCGTGGAGGTGGTGGAAGCCATGCTTCACCGCCGAGACATGGGACGCACGTTCTACCCAGAGCAGTGCATCCGGCTTGGCAAGACAAGTAACGTCACGGGCAGGAAGTTCACCAAAGCTGAGCTGGCCGATACGTTCTGGCACGAAGTCGTGCACGCCATTCTTGAAGACATGGGTCAGAACGAGCTGAACAACAACGAGGCATTCGTCACACAGTTTGCCAACCGATTAACAGTAGCCATCAAGACTGCGAAGTTCGAGTGAAGCGGCGCGTATTTTTACTTACGCCCCTTGCCGCCCACACCCTAGCCCACGCTGAAAGAAAACGAATGACCAAGCCAATTACATGGAGCCACTCCTCCCTCAAAGACTACGAGGGCTGTGCTCGTCGGTATCACGAAGTCAAGGTCTTGAAGAACTACAAGTTCCAAGAGACTGAAGCGACGCGCTACGGCACGAGCCTACACGAAGCGGCAGAGCATTACATCAAGGACGGCAAACCCATCCCACCAGAGTTCGAGTTCATCAAGGATACGCTCGATGCATTGAACGCCAAGCCCGGCCGCAAGCTGTGCGAGTACAAGATGGGTCTGACTGTTGACTTAAAGCCCTGCGAATTCCTTGGCAAAGATGTGTGGCTTCGCGGCATTGCAGACTTGCTGATCGTGGACGATGACAACTTAACTTGTTGGGTTGTGGACTACAAGACAGGCAACAACAAGTACCCTGATCGTGAACAGCTCAAACTCATGGCGCTCATGGTATTTGCACACTTCCCCCATATCAGAAAGGTCAACGCGGCGTTGCTGTTCGTGGTCAAGAATGATATGGTTAGGGCGTCATATACGATTGACCAAGCCGATGCAGAGTGGTGGCAGTATCGCCAACGCGTAGCTAGGATTGAGCAAGCGCATGCAACAGGCGTATGGAACCCAAGACCTTCACCGCTGTGCCCATGGTGCCCAGTTACAACTTGTGAAAATCACCCAAAACATTAAGGAGAAAACTATGTACATTTACGACATCGACATCGTGGCTGACTCAAATGAAGGCCGCACAGTCAGTGTGTGGACTGCCAAAGCCAACAATATGGCCGAGGCATTGCAAGACGTGATGGATAAAAACAAGAACGCACTTAAGAGTACGACAGAAGGCGCTGTCATGGTGACGATCACTAAACAACTTTCAAAGCAAGCAGAGAAAGCAAACTTTGAAGCAAAAGCTACGTTAGCGCAGATGTCCCCCGAGATGGTACGCCTGCTGACCATCGAGTCGGATGTCTCTCTCGCCGAATTATTTAAACCCCCTGTTAAACATTAGGAGCAATCATGGCTACACGCAACTACCGCAGTGAGTACGACAACTACCAAGGCAAGCCCGAGCAGATCAAGAAACGCGCAGAACGAGTCAAGGCTCGGCGCATGATGGAGAAGACGGGCGCGGCCACCAAGGGTGACGGCAAAGATGTTGACCACATCAAGCCTATGCGCTCAGGCGGTACGTCAACGAAGAGCAACCTTCGAATGCGAAGTAAGTCAGCGAACCGATCAGATAATAAATAAACGGAGAAAGCATGGAAATCATCGAGGACAAAGCACTTGTCTTTCGCACTCGCAACCCACAGAAGTATCAGGTAATACCCAAGCACAAAGTCATGGAGCGCTCCGATGGGGGCTTCGATGTCGCTGTGTATTGGGGGCTTGACGAATGTCGGGTACTGCGCAATCTAGGTGTGAAAAACATTCAGTCGCCCATCACTAGGCGGTACAACTGGCCGGGGAAGTACAAACCCATGGCTCACCAAATTGATACAGCATCTTTCTTAACGCTCAATCGCAAAGCCTTTGTGTTTAGCGAGCCGGGCACCGGCAAGACGCTTTCAGCATTGTGGGCGGCTGACTACCTGATGCAACGCAAAGAAGTCAGGCGCTGTTTGATTCTGTGTCCCTTGTCGATCATGCAGTCTGCATGGCTTGGCGATCTGAACAACAGTATCATCCATCGCTCTGCCATTGTCGCGCACCATGCGCAGGCTAGTCGCCGTATCGAGATGGTTCAGCAAGATTACGAGTTCGTCATTGCTAACTACGATGGCCTGAATCTGATCGCAGACGAGATCAACAACGATGGGCGCTTTGATCTAATCATTGTCGACGAGGCTAATGCTTACAAGACCATGACAACCAAGCGTTGGAAGACGCTCAAGTCCATCGTGAAGCCCAACACATTCTTGTGGATGATGACTGGTACGCCTGCATCGCAGTCGCCTGCTGATGCGTATGGCCTCGCCAAGTTGGTTAACCCCGACAACGTGCCTAAGTTCTTCACAGCGTGGCGTGACATGGTGATGCACAAGATCACGATGTTTAAGTGGGCGGCCAAGCCCAACGCCCCTGAGTTGGTACACCAAGCACTGCAACCGGCCATTCGCTTTACCAAAGAGATGTGCCTTGACTTACCGCCTGTCATTACCATGACGCGAGAGGTTCCGCTGACGCCACAGCAGGCCAAGTACTACAACCTCCTCAAAGACAAGATGATGGTGCAGGCCGCAGGCGAGACCATCAGTGCAGTCAATGCGGCGGCCGGCGTATCAAAGCTCTTGCAGATCAGTTGCGGTGCGGCGTATACAGACGACAGAGAAGTTGTGGAGTTCGACTCAGCGCCACGCCTTAGCGTGCTTGAGGAAATATTGGAAGAGACAACGCGCAAGGTCATCATCTTTGCGCTGTTCCGTAGCACCATCGACTCCATCCACAACCACCTCTTGAAGAAGGGCATCGCCAACGAGTGCATCCATGGTAGTGTGACACCACCCAAACGCGCTGACACGATCCGTAGATTTCAGAGTGAGCCTGACCCTCGCGTGTTGGTGATGCAACCGCAAGCTAGTGCGCACGGGATTACCCTAACTGCTGCCGACACTGTGATCTTCTATGGGCCACTCATGAGCGTGGAGCAGTATGTGCAGTGCATAGCACGAGCAGATCGCAAAGGTCAAGATTCCGACAAAGTTACTGTGATACACATTCAGGGTAGCCCGATCGAGAAGAAGATGTTTAAAGCATTAGAAGATAAAGTAAGTGACAACTCTTTACTTACAGAGATGTTCGACACAGAAATAAATTCTTGAAAGGGGGTTGCAACACGATCAAAACTATGTAAACTGTCAAACCTTAGACAAAAACAATACAGGAGAAAGCACAATGTCTGAAGAAAACCAAGAGCCAGTCCCTCTGGACAGGCTCGCAAAAATCTATCGCAAAATCAAGGAGCGCATCGACCGCTTGACTCAAGAGTACGACACCGAAATCGAAACTCTGAAGGCACAGCAAGATGAAGTTCGCTTTGCGATGAAAGACCAGATGAAGTCCATGGGCGTCAAGTCCGTGCAGACTTCCTTTGGAACTGTGTCAATGGTGACCAAGACGCGTTACAACACGCAGGACTGGGACTCATTCAAGAAGTTTATTCTTGAGAATGAAGTCGTGGACTTGCTGGAGAAACGCATCGCGCAAACCAACATGGCACGGTACCTCGAAGAGAACCCGGGCTCTCTCCCTCCGGGCTTGAACTCTGTAACGGAGTTTGAGATTCGCGTAACTAAACCAACCAAGTAAATTTATCATGACCAATATCGCATTATTCAATCCTGCAAACGTACCTTCATTCGCACGCAACCACGAGTTATCTGAGACAGCCAAAGCCCTGACGGGTGGCGGCGTAGGCAGTAGCACACAGCGCATCTCCATCAAAGGTGGTGTGTTCCGCTTGCTGTCCGGAGGCAAAGAGATCGCCGCTATCGACGAGCGCTTCTTGGATGTCATCATCGTTAAGGCCGCCCCCAAGGTCAGCCGTATCTTCTACGCTAAGTCTTATGACGGTGACAACATCACTGGCCCTGACTGCTGGAGCAACGATGGTGAGCGCCCAGACGCATCTGCCGAGAACAAGCAAGCGGCGTCTTGCATGGCATGCCCTCAGAACATCGCAGGTTCAGGTCAAGGCAACAGCCGCGCCTGCCGCTACCAACAACGCTTGGCTGTGGTGCTTGAGAACAATATCGAAGGTGCAGTGTTGCAGTTGACTTTGCCAGCCACTTCGGTGTTCGGCAAGGAAGACGGAGACAAGCGCCCATTGCAAGCCTTCGCTCGCAACTTGGCTATGCAGAACCCTCCCATCAGCCCCGAGATGATTGTCACTCGCATGAAGTTCGACACGAAAGCAGAAGCGCCCAAGTTGCACTTCGCGCCTAATCGTTGGTTGACTCCAGAAGAGTATGAGATCGTCAAGGCTCAAGGAGAAAGCGACGAAGCCAAGCGTGCAGTTGTGATGACTGTTGCCGCTTCTGATGGTGTGAAGCCTGCCGCCGCCCCCTTGAAGATTGAAGGTAAGCGTCCTGTGGCTGTGGAACCTGAAGAAGAGGAAGCACCCGCACCGAAAGCTGCGAAGCCCAAAGCCAAGGCCACACCGGTCGAGGCCGAGGACGATGCTGAACCTGAAGTCCGCAAGGAAGCCGCGAAGCCGTCTGCTGTGCCTGCCAAGAAAGGCAAGCTCGCTGACATCGTGTCTGACTGGGATGATGAGTAATTGAATCGGGGGAAAGCTAAGCAGTGACCCGGCCACGGGTATGGCAGCGGCTAATTAAGCCGTCCACTGCGAAGCAAGTACCCCACCATACAAGGAGAAAACAATGGCAATATCTAGTCTTGGCTCAAGTAATGGCTACTACGACTCAAACCTAGCCATGGGTTTTGACAGCGAAGCGCAATACCGCCGTTACATGGAAGACCAGTACATGCGCCTGCAGTATGAACAAGCGCGGGGGCAACAGCTAGGTGGTATCACCGCCCGTGACATCTACAACACCGGCAGTGTGGTTAAGGCAAAAGTAGAACCGACCGTACCCGAAGCATTACGCTTTTTAAACAACAGTGGTAACAAAATTTTATTAACAGGAGAAGCATCATGAAACTTAAACCATTCGCAGAAATCATCGCTCTGTCAAAAGAAAAATTGTCAGAAGCCCTTGCGCCCATCCGCGCACGTAAGGTACGCTCACAAGCTGAGTTGGAAATGGCCAAGCTTGACGACGAACTCATCCGCCTTGAGGCAGACATCCAAGAGCAGTGCGCCAAGGAAGACATCAACTTCCCAAGCCTGTTGGATAAGCTAGACAAGGTAGCACTTCTTGAGCGCCGCAAATCGCAGTACGAAGCTGTACTGGCACAACTGTTCCCAACAAAATGAGGAATAGACAATGGAAGAAAATAAATTTTGGTTACGCATGTGGGGCATTGGTGCGATGGTGCTTGTGGTCGGAATTGCCGCTTGCTCTTTTGGTACACACGATCGCCGTGACAAGTGGGAGAAGGCTGTATCCAACGGCGCTGACCCCATGGTTGCTGCATGTGCTTTGTTCGACCAAGTTGAAGTTGAACGCGCAACGTGCCTGATATTGGCACAAAACAGAAAGTAAGGATCGGGGGGAACGTCGTGCAAAGTTCTAACGGGCTTGC